CAGCGGTTGTACCAGGAGGAAGCTCTTCTGCGGGAGCGTCTTCAGAACGGGGGATTAGAAGAAGAATACTTAATGCAACACTGTAAATCTCTTCCCCTCATGCGTCCAGACGATTCAATCATTCTCCAACGAGTTGTAAACGTAATTATGGAAGCAGCCATAGCTATGAAAGTGGAAGACAACACAGTTAATCACGCTTACATACTGTCAGAAGAAGTAGCGTCAGCTACAGAGAATGGTTTAGAGTTTACTACCCTTGACTTAATAAGGGGAGTAACCAGGGGCAACATCACACTTGCTTGGGCGGCCAAGAAGTGGAGGGGTGTTGCGCCTAAAGAGGAATGAGGATGCCTGGTACGTATCCCAACGGTTTGTGCACAAAGGAGGTCATTAAAAATGATAGTGCGCGGACGCATCAAACGTTGTGTGATATGGCCAGGCTGTGTGAGCAAACAATTTATGTTTGCTCTTCCCAAACCCAAGATGGTGCAAACCATATTGGGGACCTCCTTTCATTACGCGCATCGCTCATGTTGTCATAACGACCTCGTGGCTTTGCATAACAGGACTTGTTCCCCCACAGTGCTCCCTACAATAAGGGGGGCTTATTTACTAAACAAGATATTACCTACCATTACTTCTTTCATTAAGTGTTTGCACATAGCGCGTTTATCTAAGCAATCCTTTGTGGACACCATGGAAGATAGTCGTAAGCGGAAACGTTATGCGCAGGCTGTTATATATCTTGCTAAGTATGGATATTATGATAAGATGGGGAGAATAAGTTTCTTCACTAAAGTAGAGCTCATAGATGGTGTAAATAAAGGTAGCACAGATTGCCGTGGAATTCAAGGGCGGACACCGGAATTTAATGTATTATTCGGTTGCTACATCAAGACATTTGAAAAGAAAATTCTCTCAGCGATTGGTTTGGGGCCTCACTGTGGTCTAAATACTGTCGGCCGTGTATTTGCCAAAGGGCTCAACAATGTGCAGAGAGGTAGATTAATTCAAAAGAAGATGCAGCGGTTCAAGAAGTGTCTAGTTTTTAGTGTTGATGCGAGTCGGTTCGATCAGCACGTTTCCATTTTACTGCTACAATTTACCCACGCGTTATACGCAGCGGCTTATCCTAACGATAAGTTCCTACTTAAACTATTACGCCACCAATTGAAAAATGCCGGAGTTACTCGCGACAAGACTAGTTACGTCGCGGAAGGTGGACGAGCTTCTGGAGATATGGACACAGGGCTTGGTAATAGTTTGATAACATTTGTTATCATTTTGCTGTTCGCGTTAGTCTATGAGATTGATATAGACACACTAAACGATGGAGATGATGGACTGATATTCATGGAAAACGATAAACGAAGTTGTTTTGTAGACAACTTTTCTGAATTCTCCCGCAACTTTGGGTTTGATATGAAACTTGAAAATGAGACCACGGTGATAGATAAAATCACCTTTTGTCAGTCAAACCCTTTACAGGTCATGCCCGGTAAATACGTTATGGTTCGTAACCCTAAACGAGCCATTGGTAGAGCCTTGCAGTCCAACACGTCAATGTCTACCATAACAGAGGCATTGCAAACCATGTGGGCCATCGGCTCATGTGAATTGGCGCTACACGTTGGCGTACCTGTGTTGCAATCGTTTGCTTTATTTTGCTTGCGAAACGGATTGAAATGTTCTGATAAGAAGTTGAATCTTGTTAGATACAAAACATCCCACGCCTATTGGCAGCTCCCTTGTAAGCAGCGCCCACTACCAGTTAGTGCGTATGCTAGAGCTTCATTCGAGACGTGTTTTGGTGTGGGGGTCCGTGATCAAGTGCTACTTGAGGAAGCTTTTGATAACTGTGATTATACAGTTAATAAAGTGGTGTCTCTCGATGAGCCGTATGACTTTGGTTCCGGCCAAATAATAGTCAACGACTTTCTATTACATGTGTAGAAATACTATGTATCCTGTTACTCACGGAAATTATTGCGGAGCATATTGGAGTGACGGAAAGTTTCAAAAGTCAGTTAAAAACGGTAAATCCTTTCCAGTTGATGCAGTGGACGCGGTTTGTCAACAACACGACGCAGATATTGCAGCTGGCATTTCACCTTATTTGGCTGACGAAAAATTTATTAAAAATATTAAAACAATTCCGGGCATTACGGCACGTATCGCCCAAACACTAATAAACGCTCAATTGATGGTTAGGAAATTAGCTGGACAAGAGTATGCTATGGCGGTAGATGCTCGGGGGGTTGTTATTCCTGCTTCACGCCCTGGTGGGCCTGCTGCAGCCACTCCTAATTTGCGGAGCGAGCCGTCTAGTGCGGCTCCTATAATACGGGACTTCAGACCAGTAGAATCTGACGCCCCTACTCAGTCCAAGCGAAGCTCTAGACTAACTATCAAGATGCCACCAAAGAAAACTAAGCCTGCGCCTAAGAAGCGCAAGCAAACTAAGAATGTACGTTCCCAATTCGGGGAGTTGACAATGGCTCCTGTCTCAATGACAAGGTCGTTCACTTCCGGTTCACCTGAAACCAGTAACCTAGCTAATGGTTCCATTCGAGTCAGGCACAGAGAATACATCGGTGATATTACATCGACTGGGACAGGGTTTGTTGTCACGAACACTTTTCCTGTAAATCCTGGGTTAGCAGCTTGCTTTCCTTGGCTCAGCTCTGTTGCCATAAGATATGAAAAATACAAGTTCAACGATTTAAAATATATCTATGACCCTGAATCTTCCACAGCTGGTGCTGGATGCGTCCTAATGGCCGTTGATTTCGATGCCTCAGATGTTCCACCCATTAACAAGCAGTATATGACCACCTACGTGGGGGCGACCAAATCAGCTCCGTACTTGGGCTCCGTTATGCATGCTAAGAAATCGTTCGATCAGACTATTGGGTTTAGATATACCCGTGGCGGTACCAATCCCGCAACTACAGATATCAAACTTTATGATGTCGGAACTTTTTACTTAGCCACATCTGGGGTGCCAGCTGGGTTGATAGGTGATTTGTATGTTGAGTATGATGTGACTTTTATCACTCCTCAGCAACAACAACCATTGGGTCAAACGATCTTGCCTACAGGCACCAATAATGCTGCCAACCCCTTTGGAACGGGAACACCCACTGTATTAGGCAATTCTATTGCCACAGTTACGAATTCTACTACACTAACCTTCAGTCTAACTGGTGAATATTTGATCTCGTTTGCTGGAGTGGGCACAGCTTCCAGTTTAGCTATTTCTGGAACGTCAACTTCACGTAACTATATCATAAGAACTGACGCGACAAACTTCGCCGGGTATATGACTCAAACTGTGACTGCTCCCAATCAGACAGCCATTGTGTCGGTTAATGTAGGTGCTTTAACATCGGTATATTACTTTGTATCGTTGTTGCCAACTACGGTTGGCTATTAAGAAACTTCCCGCAGCGTCCTATCCGTGGCGTAACCCTTTTTACAGTTTGCTGGGTAAAAGAAAACTGGTTTGTGTTGTCAAATAACTCTAGGCTTAAAATACCCCAGGGACGTCCTGGGTTCCGAGGTTGCATCGGATATAAAACCCGTGGTGTGTTCTAAGAACGACAGGATAAAAATACATGTGTTGCCAGAGTTGTGTTTAGGGGATGCGCTTACTTAAAATCCCTAGTAAGTGTGCTAGATGAGTGTTTTCAAATTTGTTTGAAGTTGTAGCCGAGATGTGTCGGTTATGGAGG